AATCTTATGTTTTCCATCAAAAAGTTGTCATGGATTATTTATTGAGATGAAGACTCCGAAAGGTAAGCAGCAACCATCACAGAGGAAATGGCAAGAACGTTGTGAATGGGCAGGGTATAAATATATTATTTGTCGCTCATTTGATGATTTCAGGAACGAAATCAACGCATATTTGCGTTAAAATACTATTTTTTATAAGAAAGAGTGGCACGCAGCAGGGCGTCTTGGATGCGCTTAAGCAACTAATGGGAGAAAAATAAAAAGTAGAACACCTTAATTATCTCGTACGCTCGCGTAGGGACACTTTATTTTCGATTTGAGCGGCTGAAATAGCAAAAGCAAGGAAAGTATTGCGAAATAAAAATGGGTGCCTTAAAACGGCTTAAAATGGTTTAAAGCAAAACGGGGACGTACGCAGGATAATACTATTAGGAAATATAAAATAAACAATTGAATGGAAAACGAAACGACATTTATTAGGATATATCCGCTTCTATCCGACCTCGAATTGGCTGATTATTATAGAGTAGAAGTAGATTCGATACAAAAAAGAGCAAAAGAACTTGGCCTAAAAAAAGACCCGAGTTTGACAAAGTACGAGGTTAAGGAAGAAGAAGAAGAAGAAGAAGAAGAAGAAGCAAATAAAAAGATGATGAACCAGCCGCCTACAAATAAAAGCGGGGCACGAAAAAAAATAAAGCCTGTTTGGGGAACCGTGCAGCGAAACACCCTTGACAAGCTCAATAATAAGCGCAAAGAGCTAGAGTCTAAGATCCTTAAGTCCGAAAAGTTCGACGAAAGGACGTACGAGGAATGGAAGGTCATTAACTTAAAATGTCAGGGGCTGGAGTATATTCTAAAATAATAATAATAATGCGAATACAAGCACGGACGAACCTCGAAACCACAAAGGCAAACAATTTTTTTTTGATAGTGTTTGTTTTTTTATTTATTTGCAAACTATCGTTACTTTTGCATAATAGATCAGCAACCATCACAAAAAGTTGCTGATCTGTTATGCCGAGGGGCATTAAAAATTAATGTTATGAAGCACAGCACACAAAATTTAAAAGTACCTACTCCCGAGCAAGCACGAGAGTACGGTAGGCGGGGTGGAATAGCTTCGCAGAAGGCTACTAAGCGGAGGAAGATGTGGAAAGATATAATATCCGCAATGCTGGATGCTCCGATTACGGAGGCTGATAAAAAGCAAATACTTAAGCAGTTTAATCTGTCGGCAGAGGAGGCGAAGAAACTTACAGTCTCGGATAAGCTTATGGCCAAGCTAATCACAAAAGCGAGGAATGGGGACTTAAAGACGATAGAGCTTATTGGCAAGATAGCAAAGCAGATCGTGGAGAGATCCGAGATGACTATAATAGAGGAGCAGCCGCTATTCGCAGATGACAAGGACGACTAAACAGGTTGAGGGATTCTGCTATACGACAGCGATAAGCAAGCTGAGGAAGATGACAAAGAGAATAAGGGGTATACCCGGGGGAACGTCCGCAGGAAAGACCTATGGAATCTTGCCCATACTTATCGACAGGGCTGCGCGAGTGGGCGGGCTTGAAATATCCGTCGTATCAGAATCGGTCCCACACCTACGAAAGGGGGCACTGAAAGATTTTCTTAAGATAATGAAGGTAACAGGACGCTACGACGACACGAGGTACAACAGAACGCTGCTTACCTACACATTCCATAACGGGTCGTACATCGAGTTCTTTTCTGCCGACCAGGAGGGCAAGGTTAGGGGACCTCGACGCAATATATTGTACATAAACGAGTGTAACAATATCGGCTTCGAAGCTTATAATCAGCTGGCCATACGCACGAGCGACACAATATGGCTGGACTTTAACCCGACGACCGAATTTTGGTACCATACCGAGGTGAAACAAGACGAGGACCTTGAAGAAATCATTTTAACATACAAGGATAACGAGGCTCTTTCTCCGGCCATTATTAAAGAAATCGAGAAGGCAAAGGACAAGGCCTATTTTAATGCCAGCCTGGAGCCGCCTTTGTTGTTCGGTCCGCAAAACATAAAAGATCAATATTGGCACAATTGGTGGATGGTATATGGACTGGGGATGGTAGGCACATTGGACGGAGTAATATTTACGAACTGGAGGCAAGTTAGCGGCATACCGAGAGAGGCAAGACTGATAGGCTACGGTATGGACTTCGGATACACGAACGACCCGACAACATTAATAGCGGCATACTATTATAACGGGAGTGTAATTTGGGACGAGGTCATTTATCAGACGGGCCTTACAAACGGGGACATAGCAAAAATGATGAAGTCGGCAGGTGTTACTAGAACAGAATATGTAGTAGCAGACTCGGCAGAGCCTAAATCGATCGCTGAAATAAATCTGTACGGCTTTAGCGTAAAGCCCGCGGACAAGGGACCTGACTCGGTAAGATTTGGCATAGACATACTGCAGGAGAGCGAGTTCTTTGTAACCAGTAGGAGTGTAAATGTTATTTCGGAGCTACGAAAGTACATGTGGGATAAAGACTCGGAAGGTCGAGCACTTAGCAAGCCGATAGATGCCTTCAACCACGCGATCGACCCGATGAGATATTTGGCTATTGATAAGCTGAGTAAACAAAAGCAGAAGAAGGGACTAAGGCGAAGGAACTAAAAAAAATATTTTTTTTTTGCCGCGGTTAAAAAGGAAGTTTTATATTTGTGGAAGTTTAATCATTTAAATATTTTAAAAATGGGATTATTAGTAAATTGCCCTGTTGGGGCAGAGCTGGCCGACATTCCAGTAGACGAGTGTCCATCCTCTTTGGGGCAGGTGCAGAAGGTCATTTTCCAAAGAATATACTCGGGTGCCGGAACAAAAAATACATTCTTGGCGGCAACCGCGGATCCGAAATTGAAGGCCTCTTGGACAGCAGTGCTTTCTGCATCTAACGGGACAAAGGTCGTTCCGTCTCCTTATCTTAATGCCCCTACAACGGAGGCAGGAGCTGCAAAGACCTATGGTGGTGGAAATGAAACGCTTGGCGGCGTCGAGATAATTATCGGTCGCGAGCCTACAAGCTTTACGGCAAACATCTTAAGAGTGGCACAGAAGACTATCAGCGCGCTAAAAAGTTACATGAGCGAGAATGTCGGAGTCTATCTTGTAGACGAATATGGCAGAATCGCATGTTTGGCAGATAATGTAACGACCCCGACAGCGTATTATCCTATTCCGATTTCTTCTCTTTTTGTGGGAGACAAATCGCTGGGCGGTTTGGAAGCCCCCGACATGAATGTTATTTCGTGGAAGTTTTTTCCTAACTGGTCGGACAATCTTGTGTTTGTAACGCCTACAGACTTTAACGCACTGTCGGATTTAGTTAACCCTTAATCTTTATGGCATGCAAGAACGAATAAAAAAAGTAGTTCTCGAGGCTGGAGAAGTAAGGCGAGAATTTGAAATAACGCACGCGGAAAGGTTATTAAGAATGCCGAACAATGGTGGTTGGCATTTTCCGCAGGATTCAGATTTCGAAATAACAGAACAAAATGGTGTTGAGCTTAGACGAAATAAGGAAAGCAATAAGAAGTCCGAAAAATAGCCAAGCAATAAAGAGGGCAGTTCGACATGAGAATCATCTTCGGTTCCATGCCGAGCCCTTTATGGACTTCGCAGATGCATCGCAAACCGCTACTGAGTTTTTAAACTGGGTCAAGACCTTGATCCCAAAAGACAAGTATAAAATATTCGTTAGCCTTTTCAGACTTCCAGCCCCGACCGTCCAACTTACAGAGCAGATATTTAAAGATTTAGCCCGTGTGTTCGAGGGGAAAAATCCATCGTTTAGCTACCAGTTTACTGACTCGACATTCCGAGACGACTGGGGGTGGTATAGAAGTAACGTTTTAAAAGAGGGAGATTTTTTTAAGACGAAAGGGCTTGCGGCAATGAAGACGGCTATAAATTCCGTTTTAATAGTCGACCTTCCCGAGGCGCAAGACGGTGCCTATCCAAGTCCTTATTTTTATTTGCTCGGGATCGAAAGCGTTATAGACTACGAATATAAAGACGGTAAGATAGAGTGGATAATATTCAAGCAGGCGGACAATAAGATAGCCTGCTTTGATGCTGTGTTTTATCGAACCCTTAAGATAAACGACAAAGGCGAAATCACGGGCGAAGTAATCGAAAAGCCGCATAACCTCGGGTATTGCCCCGCAAAATTCTTTTGGTCGGACCCCCTTATACAGAAGCAGTCCGACTTGAAGAAGTCTCCTTTATCCCCTCAGCTTTCGAATTTAGATTGGTTGCTTTTCTTTTTGATAAGTAAAAGGCACTTGGATTTATATGCACCTTACCCTATTTACAGCGCATACGCAGCCGACTGCGATTTCCGCAACAACGAAACCGGAGATTATTGCGATGGGGGCTTCTTAAGAGACCAAAATCAGCATTACAAAGTGCTGCGCGACGGAAGCATAGAACAATGCCCCGTTTGTGCAAGCAAAAAATTGGCGGGTGTTGGCTCGTTTATCGAGATACCTATTCCGACAGGAGGAGACCCCGACCTACGTAATCCGGTTCAGATTACAACAGTCGACAAAAATTCGCTGGACTATAATGTCGAAGAAGTGGCTCGCCTTAAAAAAGAAATATTCGAAAGTGTTGTCGGCACCGGTGGCGGCGTCAATGAAAAGCAAAGCATTAACGAGATGCAAGTTACGTCTAGTTTCGAGAGTAAGCTAGACGTGTTGAATGCGATAAAACGAAACATCGAAGAGGCTATAAAATTCGTGGATGACACGTGTTGCACTCTGCGTTACGGAGAAAACTTTGTGGGCAGCTCCATCTCCTTAGGGACGGAATTTTACATATATTCGGCGGCTGACTTGTACGAGCAATACAAGAAAGCGAAGGAGAACGGGGCGAGCGAGGCAACCCTCGATTTATTGCAAGACCAAATAAGGGACTCCGAATACCGGAATAACGAGCAGGCAAAACAACGTGCTTTTATATTAAAGCACCTAGAGCCGTATCGGCATTTCACGTTCGAGGAGATAATAAGGCTGCAAGAAAAGTCGTTGCTTAATCCGGACGCGCTAAGGCTAAAAGTAAACTTTGCATCTTTTATAGATCGCTTTGAAAGGGAGAATATAAACATTATCGAGTTCGGTGCGCAGCTGGACTTCGACGCAAAGATTAGGATAATATCCAATAAACTTTTGGAATATGTTAAGGAACAATATCCACCCCTACAAGACGCGGGCATAGCTAGTTGAAAGCAAAGTGGATAAGGTAAGTAAACTTTTAATTAATTGACTATAAATTTATGACAAGCAAAAAAAGAAATTCGTTAGATTTCGCGGAAGAGGAGCTTAACGAGACAGAAGCTGAAATGAAGGTAGAGAGTGGCGAGGAGGTAGAACCTTCTTACGTTCCACAAGAAAATGAAAAAAATTTGTATCACGCTCTTTTGGACAAACCTGCTTTCGACCCAAGAACAGGAAAGAAGTGCTCCTGCGAATTTACACAGAAGTTCACGGAAGCAGAGTGGAATCAATTCGCTAAGCATTACGAGGGTCTAGGTTACACAATAAAAATGTTGTGGAATCCAAAAGATCAAATTTAAAAAACAATTACTAATACAATTAAAGCGTAAAATATGGCACTTACAGCGGAAGTAATAAAGGCTAATGCCGACTTAGCGAACTTGACGGATGCCCAATTGGCAGCTATTACGACTCTATCTGCGAACGAAGAGAATCAGGTAATAAATACTAAAATCGGGGAACTGCATGGCAGATATGACGAGGATGTAAAGAGTGTAACAGGCATCGAAAAAAGTAGTGGCGAAAAAACTTACGACTATGTTAAGCGCGTATTGGCTGATCTAAAAACAAAGAGTGCTGGAGCACCGGACTTGCAAAGTTACGAGAACGAGATAGCGACCCTGAAAAGCCAAATTGCAAACGGAAAGGGAGACGAAGCAATCCGACAGCAACTTAAGGATGCGCAAGCGGAGCTATCCACTTTGAAAGCGCAGTACGACGTAGACAAACAGAACTGGGGCAGCAAAGAAAAAGAGTTTACTAATAAAATAACAGGAATCGAAATTGACTCCAATTTTGAGAAGGCTGTTGCAGGGCTAAAGTTCAGGGCGGGGTATCCCGAGAGCGTACAAAGAACGCTGCTTTCTTCTGCAAAGTCCGCAATACTTGGGGCATATAAGCCGGATTGGGTTGAGGCTGACGGACAGAGGATTATGGTTTTTAGAGACAAAAACGGAGAGATTCTAAGAAACAAGTCGAACTCCCTAAATCCTTACACCGCCGACGAGCTAATAAGCGAGCATCTGAAAGAAGTGATTGACAACGGTAGAATCATAACCGGTGCCGGGACACAGGGGCAAGGAAATGGGCAAAGCGGAAGCGCGGAAGTATTTAACATCGCAGGAGCAAAAACGCAAGTCGAAGCCGACGAAATAATAGTGAAGTATCTTATGCAAATAGGAGAGACTAGAGGATCAGGATCCTTTGCCGAAAAGCAAAAGAAACTTCGACAAGAAAACGGTGTCGACAAGTTGCCGATTCGATAATAGCATAACGAGGCCATGAAAGCGGTCTCGTTATTTTTTTTTAATTAATTATTAGCCGTTGAATAAATATTCGTTACATTTGCATAACAACAACGTGCAAGGGTAACACGCAACATTAACATCAAAAAAAAAAGTATTATGAGTTTAATAAACACAAGACTCCAGTCCTTCAGGGCAAAAAGTAACTTGGACAGAAATGAAGTGCGCCCAAGCCGTTACGGTGCACTAAACTTATTCATGCAGCAGACACAAGATCCTGCTGGGGTTCTAACGGACGAGTTAAAGGCGAAAGCCGAGAAATCGATCGGCAATACTTTGCAGACCCCCGTGATAGACTACAACGGAGGCATATCAATCGGGAACACTCGATCGGTAACTATTGCGGACAGCGAGAATACATCTCAGCTTTTCACCATTACTTTTGCTACTTATTCATGGGGTTTCACAATAGTTCCTGCAGCTTTTATGAACAACGAGATATCCATGCAAGCAGACTTTGAGAGAAAGTTTAACAGCTATCTTTACAAGTTCGGAGAAACCTTGGACGCTGCTGCCGTTGCTGCTCTTTCAGCGGGCAAGACACAAGTATTCACAGACCTTCTTAACTACACAAAAGTAGGAAATGTTGTGCAGGTGCCTTGGAAGCTAAGAGAAAACATTATCGGAGACATTAACCCGCTAATGGCAGCAAACGACCATTTCGGAGAGATGCACTTGCTAGGTAACGCCGGGGTCGAGTCTATTATCCTAAAGTTAGCGGAAAAAGATCTGTACAATGCTGAAAACAAGACACTTGAGTTTAGCGATAAGATTCTCCATTTCTCCACCCGCATTACTAACGGCGCCGGAGAGTTCGCCAATATGTTTGCTGTGCAAGGCGGTTCGGTTGGTATCCTTACGCGATTCGAGAGAGAGTCTTTGCTAGGCACTAAGATGGCAGACGGAACAGAGTGGGGAATCGATACATTGCCTATGCTGAATTTCCCAATAGGCACGTACTTCTACGAAAGCAAGGGCGACTTCAACGCGATTCATGGTGCTGCAACCGCCGACTTGACTAGAGCAAGAAAGGAACATTACGGATTCGCGGTAGACGTTGCCTTCGTTACACCTTACAACTCAGCTCCTGCTACAATCGCGAACCCGATAATGAAGCTGGCGATATTGTCTGAGACAGCTGCGGACGCACAAAAAGTTGTTATCTCTAACACTACCTCTAATCCTGTTAATACGAAGGCAGTTGTCTAACCGCTTAAAACAGTAATACAATGGCACTAAACAAAGCACAATTGCAAGCCCTTATCGAAAAGGATTGCACTCAGCAAGGAGCTGTATCAGTACCGGGACCAGTTTTAAAAGAACTGGTCGACAGTTATATTGAATCAGTAGCCACTACAAAAGCTGCGGAGGCTGCAGGAGCAATAATCGTTGAACAGGATGCAATTGCGGATCTCGTAGCAGAGTCAGCAACTGCACCTCAAATTGCAACAGCCGTCAACTCGATTCTTGCTGCTCTCAGAGCGAATGGAATTTTGGCGACAGAGTAATACACTAATAATTCTGTGAAATATTAAGAAAGGGAAGGCCATGGCGCCCTTCCCTTTTTTGTTAAAACAAAAGTTATATGTATAGACCGGCAGAAATAAAAACAGGGCTCTCACATCTTTGGGGGTGGAGACAGCACCATGATGTGTCTGAGTTTACTATCTCAGATAGTTTGACTCAGAGTGAAACAGGTCAATACTTCCAGGAGGTTCATCCTCTGTTGACACTGGACAACATAAAGTCTATCGCTCCGAACTTCGATCTTATTACTTACCCGGCTTGGGCCATCGGGACTCTATACAGGGTTGGAGATCGAGTGACCGTATCAGATAAACACTACAGGGCCAAGATGGACAACATTGGACTGGCTCCGGAGACGAATCCTACTGAATGGGAAAGGTTTGACCAATTCTCTGAGTGGCTGGAACAAAAGACGCAGGGCAGCATCCTGAAAGCGATAAGGACATTTTGGGATGCAAAGATGTCAGAAAAGACAGCGAAAAATATATTGGAAAGCAAAGCGCTATTTAACGGGACGGGAAGGCTTACCGACCTGATACCTGCCGGCTCTAACCTTGTCGGCCTCGAAATCGTTCCAATTCGTGCGCAGGGTGTAACCTTAAAAATTGAAAAGATAGGTCTGCAAATGTCGGGGCATGGAAATGTAACGCTTTATCTTATGCACTCCTCCCGACGAGACCCCGTTAAGATAATAGAGCTAGAAAGGGTCAGAAATGCCGGTATGCAATGGTTCGACCAAACAGACCTTTACTTGCCATACGTGAGCGAAGGCAATGACGCGGGCGGATCTTGGTATCTTGTCTATCGACAGGACAGGCTAGGCGAAGGCGTGCAGGCTGTAAACAAGAATAAAGACTGGAGCGCAAAACCTTGTAGCGCGTGTGATGCAGCAGAGGCGGAAAGCTGGAACGTATGGAGCAGATATTTAGAGGTTCATCCTTTTAAGACTAACAAATATCAGGGTCGAGATTTTAACAACGATTTTAATAACGACTTCGCGATCCAGCCACTTTACCTGTGGGATGTTTCCACGAACCTCTACACATACACTCTTAACTGGGGGATCAATTTGCAAATAACAATAGAGTGCGATATAACAGATATTATAATAGAGCAAAGGCGCGCATTTCAAAATATTATTGGACTGCAAGTCGGAATGGACATGCTTAGGGAAATGGCATATAATCCAAACTTCAGGATCGGGCGCACGCAGCAAAATTTTTCTCGACAAGATATAATGTACGAGATAGATGGGGATAGTCAAGGGTTAAAAAAAAGCGGCATGGCCTATGATTTTAGCAAGGCGATGGAGGCGGTAAAACTCGACACGAACGCGCTTAGCAAAGTTTGTTTTCCTTGCAATAATAAAGGAGTGAAATTTCGCACGGTATGAAAAGGCTGGATGATATTATTTCCAACCTTAAAAAACTGCAGGATGAAGTCGTTAAGGTCATAGCGGATGTCGTTCGGGAGTACGACTACATCGTAATAGACATGAACGCAACAGACCAACTAAGAGATAAGGGTATAAATAGAGAGGGGGTTGCTATTTCGGACTTCGCTCCATACGCGCCTCTTACTATACAGATTAAAAAAATGAAGGGGCAGCCGACTACCCGAGTAACATTAAAAGACGAGGGTGACTTTCACGCCTCCTTCTACATCGAATATTTATCCGACGGTTTCCAAATAAAAGCGCGCGATTGGAAAACAGAGATTCTGATAAAAAAATATGGTCCTGGGATTTTAGGATTGACAGACGAAAACGCGCACGAGTTTGCAGAAGACTACATAAAGCCGGCTGTCTCGGATTTGTTAACTAAAATAATAAAAGCATGAATATTCCATACGTTCCAAAACCCGACGTTCCTGCATTAACGGATAAAGTCATTGTTAAAATGCAGGACGAGCTGAAAGAAAAGTTATGGTGGCTTGACTACTCGTTTGGCAGGTCGCAAAAATTGGTCACAACGAAAGAGGGCAAAAATTATTTTTACCCTGCCGTCCATATCGGAAAGGGTACATATATTAATGTGTTGCCCGACCAAGAGCTAGGCAACTACTCATTTTTCTCCATCGAGGATCCGCAGGAAATTGACTTCAACGCCCGCGCTTTTAATAATATTAAATCCAAATTTGCGCTTGTGTTTTGGTTTAATCTTAACAGCGTTTTCAGGGATGCGGACGACCGAAACACGGAAGCCTTAAAGGCACAGATAATAGAGCTGCTAACGAGAGGAATCCATTTGACTGAGGGGCGAATTAATATTCGACAGATTTTCGAGCAGCCTGAAAACATATACAAGGGCTACAGCCTAAAAGAAGTCGACAGCCAGTACATGATGCAACCGTTCGCAGGTCTGAGGTTTGAGGGCGAAATGTTATTTATGGAGGGGGGATGCTAAGATGCTTACAGAAATATTATTATTATCGATGCTTTCCTCTTTCGTAATATTGCTACTAACGAAAATAGGTTTACGAGAACGAGCACAGATTTATGCGCCGAGGTTGCTTTCCGAAATGTTCGGATGCGACTTCTGTCTGTCGTTTTGGACGTGCGCTGTTTTTTCGATTCTTTTTTTTATTTTTGCGGGGGACTGGATAATATTAGCGTACCCTTTTTTCGCAACACCTTTAACACGTAAATTGATATGAAAGAAATAGAAATAGGCAAACATACAGTCGAAATTTACGATTCGATCGACGAGCTGCCAATAAAGCGTTTTCACAAATTTAACAAATACTTGCTTATAGATGCTGGGGTGGGCAGCGACCTGAACAGCATTTCGGAGAAGATAAATAGGATAGTTCGCTTTATTGACAAAGAGGATAAAGCAAACGCTAAGATAGAGCTTGACAATTTACGGCAAGCTATGTTCTTGTCGGTTAGTGAATTAAATGCAAAGCACTTGGCTTTCATGGTGCTAGTAAAGAGCGTGGACGGGAAAGATATTATAGACCTTTCGGACGCAGGGTTGAAAAAAACGCAACAGATATTTGAAGAGCAGCAGACAAACTTTATAGACAGGCTTATTCAGTCTGTCAAAAAAAAAATTGACGCGGAGCTAAATTTATATTTCCCCAGCCAATTCGACAGCGCGCCCGCAAAAGAGTTCCATGACCTGCTAAGGTCTAGGGTTATCTATCAGCTGGACAGCATAATAAACGGAATTGACAGGGTGCACGAGATTGAAAATGTAGATGACCATCTTATAACATTTTCGAGTCCTAAAATTTTTAGCGGAAAGAGCAGCGCGGAGATATCCTACGACAAGCAGTTCGAGGACATGTGTATTTTCTTAGCACACGAGCTGTCTATCGATGCCGATAAGATGTCGGTCCTTCAGTTTTATAATACCTTCGAATACATAAAAAAACAGCAGAAAAAAAATGGCAAATAATCCGCTTAAATACAGCGACTTTATACAGCCGGACGACAGCATAGCAGAGTTAATAAAGCAACTCGAGCAAGTCCAAAGCTCGTATGAAAAGACAAACGATAAGCTTGTAGCAACGGCTAAAGAGCTGGATGCTGCACTGAAGAAGATTAACAACACGACAGCAGAAGGGCAGGAAAGAACAAGAAAGGCTGCTTCTGCTGCAGACGAGCTTTCAAAATCCTTCGATGGCTTGAAAAAGTCGCAATCTGAAACGGCAAAACAGATTGCCGAGCTGAAGCTTAAACAGGCAGAACAGAACAATATTAACAAACTTACCGCGAAGCTAAATTCTTCCGCGGAAGGATCGTATAATAGGCTGTCCGCACAATACGCTCTTAATAAGGTAAAGCTAAGCGCAATGAGCAAGGAGATGAGGGAGTCGACTAAAGACGGAAAGGACTTGGAGGAGCAGACAAAAAACATCTATGAGGAGATGAAGAAGATGCAATCCGCAACAGGGCAGCACCAGCTTAATGTAGGAAACTACCCCGATATGTCTAAATACTCTGCGCAGATTAAGGAAGCCCTCGGACTAAACACTTCGTTCGGTGATTCGCTTTCCGGGATGTTAAAAGCCGGAGGAGGTTTTAATGGTATGCTTGGCACACTTGGCACAGGGGTAAAGGCTCTAGGTAGTACGATGCTTGGGCTTATGTCTAATCCTGTTTTTCTGGCTGTTGCAGGCATATCGGCTGCGGGGGCGGCATTTAAATTTTGGTTCGATTACAATAAGGGACTAGTAGAGGCGACAAGATTAACGCAGCTATTTACAAATAAGTCGGGGGAAGACCTAAAGAATTATAGAACAGAAGTTCAGGTATTGGCGGATACTTACGGAAAGGATTTTAGAGAAATGCTTGTGTCCGTAAATGCTGTATCTAAACAGTTCGGCATAGAGCAAGACGAGGCATTGAAGCTCGTCAGGGACGGATTTATAGCAGGGGCGGACGCTAACGAAGATTTCCTTGAAAACTTAAAAGAATACCCTGCGTTCTTTGCGGAGGCGGGAGTCTCAGCCAGCCAATTTATCGCAATAACAACACAAGCGAACAAAGCAGGAATATATTCGGACAAGGGCATTGACGCAATAAAAGAAGGAAATACACGCCTAAGAGAGATGACGTCCGCAACAGCATCCGCTTTAGACGCTATCGGCATAAGTTCTAGTAAGGTGCAAAAAGATTTGCAGGCTGGAACTAAGACCACATTTCAGGTAATGCAGGAGGTCTCTGCAAAGCTTAACGAACTTCCCGAAAGTTCAAGGGCTGTCGGAACGGCCATTGCCGACGTATTCGGAGGACCGGGCGAAGATGCCGGACTACAATATCTTAAGACGTTAAAAGATATAGACACAAACCTAGATTCTGTTAAGGAAAAGGCTGGCAAACTTGGACATTTGCAAGAGGAACAAATCAGAAGCCAGACTGAATTGGCGAAGGCGGTTTCTGCTTTATTCGATTCTACTGGCGGTGTTTTCGAGACCCTTACAACGAGCGCAAAAGTATTCGCAAATGATGCACTGGCCTCAGTACTTAGGGGCATAATCGGAATTATAAATTACGTAGCCGACTTATATAACAAATCGATAGGCTTCAGACTGGTAATCGAAAGCATAACGACATCTTGGAATATGCTATGGAACGTATCGAAGACTACGCTGACGTACATAGTCGAGCTTCTGAAAGTTGTAGGCACGGCACTGCATGGCGCATTCACCTTAAATTTTGCAGAGATAAACAAGGCAGGCGCAGACTTCGCAAAGAGTCAGGCTAAATTTGCAAAAGGCATTATTAATGGCGCTGTTAACGAAGCAAAGAAGGCCCACGAGAGGGTCAACAAAGAAATAAAGCCTATTGTTATTCCTGTTATAGCCACAACAAAAAAGGCAACAGAATCGACAACAAAAGCAGCTACAACAAAAAAGGCAACAATAGGAGACCTGAAAACTCTTAAGGAAAAAAGCGTAGATACAGCCGCGAAAGTAAAAGAGCAGACAGCCCAAGACTTGCTAAACATAGAGCAGGAAAGGCAAGCTAAAGAGCTGGGCATGCAAAGGGAGGCTATTCAGCTTAGACTTTACGCGGCAAAAAAAGGTTCCGAGGAGGAGATAAAGATCAAGCAAGACTTGGTTGAAAAAGAAAGAGAGATCGCTTTATTCGAGAACGCAAAAAAACCAGCCGGGCAACAGCAAGATGCAATCCTTATTAATGCAAAGTTCGACGTTCAGAAGGCAGAACTAAACGACGAGTTTAACCAAATTTCGATGCTGCGCTTTGACAACCAACAAGCTTTAGCGGCATCCGAATTCGAATTGCTAAAGACGACAGAAGGCGAAAAGACAAGGTTCAAGCTGGAGCAGGAAAAGGAAAGGCTGCAAAAGATATTGGAGCTAAACGCAACAGCGGCAAAGAAGCTGAGCGATACAGAGGTAAAGACTATTCAGAACACTATTGAAAAAATAGACAAGCAAATAACAGCCTCCGAAAAAGACGACAGGGATATTTATTCTATGGTTGGTCTTAAGCTTAACGAAGAACAAAAAGCTGTTATAGAAGAAAGCACAGCGTTCGCAATCGGGCAAGTGCAAAACTTTTTGCAGGCAAAAGTAGACGCTGCGCAGGCGGCAGTAGAGGCGGCAGACGAAGAGGTCGAAGCAGCACAAACCCGCCTTGATGCGGAGATAGAATCTCGAAATGCTGGCTATGCTTCCAATGTCGCAATGGCGCAAAAGGAACTTGACCAAGCAAAGAAAAACCAAGAAAAAGCGCTTAATGAACAGGAGAAGGCGCAGAAGGCGCAGAAGGCGATCGAGACTTTGCAGCAGGTTTCTTCTCTTGTAACAGCGACGGCTGGAATTTGGAAATCTTTTGCGGGAACAGGTCCTTGGGGTATTGCTCTTGCTGTCGCTGGCACCGCGCTGATGTGGGGCTCTTTTGCGGCTGCAAAAATAAAGGCATCGCAGCTTACTAAGAAAGAGTACGGAGAGGGAGGTGTCGAATTTTTGGATGGCGGCTCGCACGCCTCGGGGAATGATATACAGCTAGGTTACACAAAAGACGGAAAGGACAGGAGAGCAGAAGGCGGAGAGGCTCTTGCAATAATACGAAAAACGCAAGCGCGAAGATACAGAAAAATACTTCCGGGCGTCATAAGCGCGCTTAACAGGGGTGTTTTCGAGCAGAAGTACATTAACGCGTACGACACCGGAGGTCTTAGCATTAATGTTACTAACAAAGATGCAGACCTTAAAACGCTAGAGGCTGACGTTCAGGAGCTTAGGAAGCAAGGAGAGAGGCGATACTTCACGGACGGGAAAGGCAGGGTTGTTGAAACTTACAAGAATTTAAGGAGGACTTATAATGTTTATTAAGTACAGATTTACAATAAACGGGCATAGCGCAAACCCTTCGCACAAGGAAGACTTATCGATATCCTATTCGCGAGAATCGCAACAGAGGTTTTATCGTGCCGCGCTGGAAGGCTCCCTGACGTTTTTAAATCGAGACTTCGAATTTATAATGTCGCAGGACTTTGAAACCGAATTTGTTGTGTTTATTGAAAAGAGCAACGACGGGGGGTTGACTTGGGCAAAGTACTTTACTGGTTCTTTTTATAAAACCGACTGTAATATCGACGTTGACTCGAGAAAAATAGAGACAAAACTTGACACGAAAGACCAATACGTAAAGGTGCTTGCGGGTCTTGAAAAAGAATATGACTTACTTAAATTAGCGCCCAAAAAGTCGGACATGTCTTTTCAGAAAAGACCGCTTTTGCAGCTGTACATACCGGGC